AGTTGGTCAGAGCGCATCTCTTACACAGATGAGGTCGCAGGTTCGAGCCCTGTTCCGCCCATTGCAGGCAACATCTCTACGCCTCACGAAAAGGTATGCAGCCCCCGGTAAGCGAAAAAGTGATGATCGTATCAACCGGAGGCAACATCTGTGCTTTTATCAAAAGCGCTTGAAGGGCTGATATTATCCAAAAGCGCGGAGGGAAAGAGCCCGCATACGCTGCTGGTTTATCGTTACGGCGTGAATAAGCTGATCAGTTTAAGCGGCGATCGCGAGCTGGATCAGATTACCAGGCAGGACATGGAGGCATTCTTCACCCACCTGCGCAAGTCTGAATTATCCGAAGCGTCAATAGCCAACGTGTGGCGCGGGATCCGTGTACTGTATAAATGGGCTGAAAAAGAGTTCAACTGCCCCAGGCCGGAAAAGGATCTGCCAAGACCATTCGCACCCGCCAATCATATTCAGCCTTTTACTGAGCAGGAGTGCAAGGCGATCCTGGGCGCGTGCGGTTATTCATCATCTGCCAGGGTCAAGGACCGTAAATCTTTTACCATGCGCAGGCCGACAGCAGAACGGGACAGGGCGATCGTATTAACTCTGCTGGATACGGGTATCAGAGCTGGAGAACTGACCAGGATCAAAACGGCTGATGTGGATATTCATACCGGAGAAATTCGGATTATGCCGTATCGGTCTGGCCTGAAAAGCCGTGGCCGGTCCGTGTACCTGGCTAATGCTTCCCGGTCGCACGTCTGGCGATACACGCAGAGAAACCCGGGCAACGTTTACCTGTTCCAGTCTGGCAGCCGGCCAATGAACAGGGACAGTCTTTATAAACTTCTGCGCAGGTTGGGCCAGCGATCAGGGGTAAAGAACGTACACCCCCACCGGTTCAGACATACCTTTGCGATCCAGTACCTGCGAAACGGCGGAGATATCTACACCCTGCAAATGCTCCTGGGTCATGCTTCCTGGAAAATGGTCAGGCATTATTTAGAGCTGGCACAGTCAGATTGCGAACTGGCGCATAAAAGAGCGTCACCCGTTGAAAATTGGAATTTACGATAAAAGGTATAAATACTCATAAAAAGCACTAAAAGCCCCGTAGAATCAATCCTAACGCCATTTAGGGGTATTCTGGACAAGTGTTCTGAATTTGTGTTCTACGGGTTGGAATTGCGGGTCTAAAAAAACAGGGCAATTTTTTAGACTTATGGCGATAGGTCTATCGGTTCTGGATAGCCGTATAACTAAAATAAGGGGAGAGCGTTATTTCAGGTTTGTTGACATTCGGGAAAAGATGTCCACAAACCAGTCGAATTCGACGGGATTAAAAGCAGAACCGCCCCGAAGGGCGGTTAGCTTGATCGTCGTGCGAACATTATTTCATTCTACCACATTGCTGAACCAGTACTTGTGAATAATTGGCTTACTGGTCGGCACTTCCTCAACCTTGCCGGTTCCCTCGCACATAAAGCAGGTATGCAAGTCTGGCTTCTGTGGATCAACGCCATTCCGTTGCGGGGCTTTACCTGCTCCGGCGCAGATAGGGCAGGTGATTGTCATTCCTCACCCGCGTTGTCGTGGTGATAGACGTGCAGATCAATCCGGATGTTTGACGGGATGCCGGGAATAACGCCGGGGTCAGTCGGGGTTGTCGTTGGCGGTGTTACCGCAGGCGGCTTTGGTTTGTCAGCCGGATAGAAGAACATCAGCACATCGTTGGCAAACTTATCCTCTGGGCGCATCCAGACGATTTTACCTGGCGCGTATTCGTGGATAAGCAGGTATGCGCTCTGCTCCCACGCCAGCGCCCATGTCGGTACTTTTCCGGCTGCAATCGAAGCATCGTAATAATGCAGGTGGCTTTGGGCGTATAGTCCTTCATAGTGCGGTTTGATGGCTTTCTCCCATCTATCCTTCCACGTAACAAATACGGCGTTGGGAAAACCTTTTTGCATAGTATCAACGCCCTGAATACAGATGTTGTAGATGCTCACGACATCGCTATTCGTAATACTGTTGGCATAGAAATGCGCCTTGTAATAAGCCCATTTCCCGCCGTACTCAAACCCGTACACCCCTGTCTTGGAATCAAACGTTCCGTAGATCATAAGTTTTTCATCCTTCCTGTGTTTCTAATATCGGCGATGCCGTAAACTGCGCTAATAGCCCTTGCGCCGGATGCCATAAAAACGCCTCCGCTGCCTTCAGCGACTTGAAGCCCTTGCCAAATGTCCATGCGTCATCCGGTGCAAGACTACGCAGAATACGAACCAGAACGCCGTTGCTTTCATCCGCCCTGAACGTCATATCTTTCTTGTGGTGCTTATCTCCCGTATGCCATTCGCGGTATGTGGTTTGCGCCCACTTGTCCGGTGCTTCGAGTGCCATAATCAGCGGGAGACTTTGGATCTTCTCTGAATAGCCGTGCGCAAATCCGATAAGCGAGCTGCCATACTGATAATATTTTCGGGATGCAGCGCAGTTATCAATCTGAACATTATCGCAGTTGGCATACCAGGCTGATAAAACCTCGCCAAGATAAAATGATCGCTGCTGATCGTGATTACCCGGAATAATCAGGATATCCACCGGAGCAATAGCGGCGCATGAATCAATCATCTCTACCGCCAGCTCACGCCCCCGCCTGAAAGTTTTCTGCCAACGCGTATCTTCCTGCTGTGGAGTTCCTCTGGTTGTTGTGCTTTCCTGATTATCGCTGTTGTAAAAATCGTTTCCAAGCGGTAAAAGAATCTTGCTGATATTGTATTTCGTGGTGAATGATAATAACTGCTCCACAACACTATTGACGGCTTTCTGTGCAATGACGATATCAAAGTCCTCGCCCGTTTCTTCCCCCCACGACAACCGCCCAAAGTGGATATCTGGCATAGCGATCTCATAAAGACACCCATCATCATGCTTTTTGTAATTGACCTTTGGATATTTCGGGGAGAATTTCTTTGCGTCCTCAATGAGTGTTTCAACTGCGTCTTTGGCTTTGGCTTCGCGTACTTTCTTGATAAATCGCGCCTCGATATGAAAGAGTGGCACGACCAGCATTTTTCCGGTGTCTTTTACGTTGCCATTGACAACTTTGCCGTCCTCAACTTGCCAGTCAACGCTGCGATCCTTGCGGTATCCCTCGCTGGTCTTGACCCTGTATCTCTCAAGTTCCCAAATATCGGTATCAATCTTGAAATAATCAATCAGTTCATTTTCGTTGGTTATGCGCTTTGACGCGCTGACCACGTTGATATAATCATGCGTCTGCTCGAAGGATGATGTTTCATGCTCACCATCATTACGGGTATCGCGCCTCATTGCCTTAAGCGTATTGACTTTAATACCCGTCCGTTCCTCGATGGTTTTCAGGGGAACAGGCGGCTCGATTGCCAGCAGTCGGTTTGCCTCCGCCCTCTGCTCGTCTGAATATTTAATCATATAAATTCAGATTACCAAAAATGGCTGATGTCCGCTATACAGATTGCAGCCCCGCCATGACCAGTTGAATCACGATTGCCGTGATAACCGCCCATGTGAGTTTGTCAATCTTCTGGTTAGTTTTTTCCAAATCTCCTACTCTCTTGTCAATCGCCTTTATTTCCGCACACATCCCCTTATCCCCGTCCGGCCCAAATAAGATAATGTGATGGTTGTGGATTTTCTTATCTATCCTGTCCTCATGCCGTTGCAGGTGCTTCTGCAGCTCCCCATGAACGTAAGGTGCAGTGATTCGCGGTTCATTTGCCATAAATATCCCTCATGCTAATGTCATGATGTTATAAGTCTCCCGACCTGTAGAGCGCACACAGCGAGCCCCCAAAGCGGTAATCGCTCGATGAGCCATTCTTGCCGCTGGCGATGAACCGAATCTGGTGGATCCCCGTGTCGGGAATTGTTATCTCAAACTCGGCGTGTTGATCATAGACCGTTGCCCCCGCCTGGTAGCAATCTACTGAAGATTCCGAGTTGCCGTCCACCTGAGCGGTAACGATTCCAAAGTCTGATCCTTTGCACATTCCAGCGACAACCGTGTAAACCCCTTCCTGGAGGGGAATATGAATTTCGCAATATATCCCTTCTTCTGCTTGTGCTGCTGTAGGAAGCGCAAGCGCCCCGGACTTAGTATCGGTATAGATAAACCCAAAAGCAGTTCCCGGGGCTAACACCGCTCCCGCTGCTGTACGCCAGCTGAATGCTACAAACGATCCATCCCACTGATCAGCAGCGGCGATATCACTGACAATTGTGCGGAGAGCTTCCAGTGTGATCTTTTTTGTCCGGTCTGCCAGCAATACTTCACTCACGTCATCAATAACGAATTCATCAGCAGAAGCTGGTGAAACAAGTGTTTCTAATTCAGAGATTTTTACGAGGATTGGGTCTGCCATAGTTTCTCCTTACCATGTTGGTGAAGTTAAGACATCAGTTTGATATTTGAAAGCAATCAGTCCACCACCCCAGCGATAACCCAGAGAGTCGTCTCGCTTTCTTTCACAGAAGAACTGAAAGTCGTAGATTCCTGAGCGATGAACACTCACATTGCCCCAGTTACCCTTGAATCCTTCTGTTCCTCTGGGGATTACTCCAAAGGTCGGTTGGATCAGGTTGGTTTCGTTGGTTCTCTGGAGGGGCGCCCCTAACTCGGCGGGGGTGAGAATAATTCCAAAGTCAGGACCCTGAACAATCTCGCCATAGACCGCGTAAGTCCCTTCTCTCAGGGCAAGTCTAATGCTGCAATAAGCCCCCGCGTGGACCTGTTCAGCTGAGGGCAGGACCAGAACCCCACTGGGCGTTACGGTGCTGGAGTATGTTCTCGTTGCAGGGGTGAACTGGACCCCTGCAGCATCGAACCAACGGAAAGACATGAATGACCCGGCCCATGTGTCGGGAGCTGCGTCAAGGCCAATCATACTGACGAGGTGAAATAATGGAACTTTCTTTGTTTCGCCCTCGCTCTCATCGTGAACAACCAAACAATCTTTGCTGTCGGGTCTTGCGATTTCAGGTAAAGTGTAAAGCGGGGTTAGAGTTGGTGCTACCATAGTTATGCCTCTTCCTCATATTTCAAACCAAGAACTTCTGCGTCAGAACGGAATCCACCGCTCAGATTCGTAACCATTTTTGTAACCACTCCAAACACCTGCTGATCATAAAACGAAGAGGTCAGCACCAGGTCGCCCGGTTTGGTCTCGGTAGGGATCAACTCCATTTTCTGTAGGTATCTAAGCTGGTAGTAGTCCTGCAGTTTGGTCAGCGGGGCGTTTGGATCATTGGCATTTGTTACGGTTACCGTTGTGACCGCCACATCCTGTTTATCTTTAAACTCGTAGGCGCCCTCGTCGGTAAACACAATGGAGCGGGGCTGGTCTTTCCATCGTATCCCCTTAATGGTAATGAGACCCTCCAGTTGAAGGTCAAAGTAAAGACTGTTTAAATATAAACTCCATTGGTTTTCTACCTGAATGTAATTTCCGTCTTCTGTTGTGACGTAATCGGGCGTTCCAGTCGCGAGAGCCGCGTCATCAAAAGAGGTGAGGTCAAAAGAAAAGTCAGAAAATGGGAATCTAAAAATTATTTTATGCTGTCCCACCGGAAGAATCTTTATAAATATGTCCTCCAGCTCATCACCCTTTTTATATTCCCTTACAACAAGTTCGATTCTGGAGACGGCTGGCAGTAGCTCAACTGTTTGTTTAAGTTTTTCATCGTTGGTGATTTCTGGAAATTCCCCCCAGGGAACCTCTTCAATATAATCAGCGGGCATTTCGGCGGGCATGAATTCCAACTCTTGCCGCCGAGCGGTGGAGGCGGTTAGCCCCCCGGCAAAGCAAAGCTGTTGTAGTGCCTCTCGATAATTGCAGGGTTCAATCCATCCGACTATCTCTGGTATTTCCAAAAGATCATCGCTGATTGAATAACTCACCCCCGTTGGCTCCAACAACTCTTCAATAAGCTGGTCAAAGGGTCTGGCCTCTTCCAAAAAAATACCATCAAATATGGTGCCGTCCAAAAGCCCAAGCGCATCGATCGCCTTAAAAGTAAACTCCCTCTCGGAAAGATTCTTCCATTCGGTAAGATAAAACCTTCCCAGGCGGAGATAAATCCCGTCCACGACCTCCCATGCGTCTATCGGCAAGCGCTTGGTCAAAAGCTGAAAATACTCCCCGCCAAACATGGAGAAGGACTCGTCATAGAACATAATCGTAAAATCAAGCGTGGAAATTGGCAGCTCCAACGAGATCGGGTGAACCTCCTCAACCAGTGTTGCCGAAGTGATCTCTTCGCCCCGGAAAACGAATTGCTTGTTGGCAATCTGCATAACAAAGATGGGCTCGGTTACACTCATGGAGTTCTCGCTGGAGATTCGGCAATAAAATTAACCGTCATCTCTTTCCAGTATGTTTTGGACTCATTCCACTTGACAAAGCTTCTTTTCACGTTTGAAAAGTAGGCGGTAAAGGTAAAATCAACCCCGTCTGTGTCGGGAACGGTTACGGTGTGAAACTCGGTTGGTTCGGTTAATTTATCCCACAAGTCGGCGTAATCTTCCGCCTGTTCTGCTGACGTTGGGGCTCCGAACCGTATTTGCTGATTGAAATAACAGCCTATCAGCTCGCGGTGGAGCTTGCCGTTCAGGTTCCTTTCCGCAAACTTATCCAGAAAGTCACACGATTCATTCAGGCTGATGATTGGAACGTCATATTCTGTGTCGTCTATGATTATCACACCTTACTCCTTGTTGCCAAACTTGTGCCGATCCTCACGTTCTCTTTATCAATATATGGTTTCATATCTCTTACAAGCGCCCCCAGAGTGCCGTCAAAATTAAAAGTAAAGTTGCCTTCAACCTCAATACCCCTTAATACGTCCTCAAATGTCTGACGCATGAGACTGACGGGCGTTTCAATATTCGTACCCGATCTCTGATCGCCCAATATCGCTGCAAATTCCGAATTAGGCGGGATGACCGCGCCCGATGCCAGTTTTGGAATTTGAGGAACCGGCAGGGTTTGAATACTCATTCCAAATGAAACCGCGGGGGTCAACCAGGTGGCAGGAATATTTATTCTAAAAGAGTTGAGAGAACGGATCAGGCTGTTAATGCCGCTAACGATACTCCTGATCATGCCATTCAATACGCTTATTATTCCGTTCACGACATTCGCGAGTATTTTTGCCAGCCCCGTAAAACTTTTTTCAAACGATGACCTAATGGCGCCCCATGCCGTGACAAACGCTCTCTGGATGGGCGAGATAACAGAATTTTGGAAGAATGCCCTGGCCGAAATCCACACGGTCTTTATATAATTCCACGCACCAGCCGCCCATGACTTTATATTCTCCCACCCGCTTCTGAATGAATTGTTAATAGGGATGATTACATTTGTAATAAACCAGTCTTTTGCCCTTCCCCAAATTGCCGATATTCTTTCCCACGCGGCAACCGCTAACGTCCCCACGCTTATCCAAATATTGCGAATAACCTCGCCAGCAGCAACGAATGAATCTATAAACACGCTCCATCGTATAGCAAAATAGTTTTTAATTCTTTCCCACGCGGCCTTAAACCATTCGCCAAACTTATCGGCAAAATTTGATACGGCCTCTGCGGTTTTTTCCAACCAACCCCTGGCGGCCGGGACAACGCTTTCATTCCACGAGGAAGCCGCACCCGCCATAGTATCCTTTATCCAGCCAACCACCCTTTCTTTTTGTTCCTGCAGCCAATTCTCTGGAACCGCAACTTCCCGCATGATGATACTTCCGCCATCAAAGGCCCCAATCGGAATAATGGGCTCGTCTTCTGCTAAACCGGCGGTATCCTGCTGCAGCACATTGATCTCATCAAACGCGGCCAGCGCGCCTTTAGCAGCCTTCTCAGCCTTTTTCGTTTCCTTTGCCAGCTTACCGGTTGAATTGGCCGCCTCGCCCACTGCGCCGGACACATACTGCATAACGGTTTTTTGTCCAGTCAGCGCGGCAATAAACATGCTCAGCCAATTGATTGCCTTTACCAGCCAGTCAATAATTTTCATTAGAACGGGAGCAAGCGCATTTAGCAGGGTTGCGCCCATTGCTAAAATCGTGCCCCTCAGTGTGTCAAACGCACCCTTAAGCTGAACCACTTTATCGCGCATGGCAGAGGTTGTACTTAAGTTTTTATAAAGCGTTTCAGTCAATTTCCGCCCGAATTTAATGACCATCGCCAGCGCAACACCTATAGCGCCCGCGAGTGCCGCTCCGATTGCCGCGGCAGTTATGGCCACCCTTGCTACGGTCGCGACAATATTTTTCATAATGTCGCCTAATGCCCTGGATACTTTCTTCACACCCTCATTGAATCCCTTAGATTCGATGCGAGTATCTATGCGGATGGATCCATCGTATTGCATTTCTGCTTCCTCTGTCTAAACTTTTTCATAAAGGCGTCTTCAGCTTCGCGTTCTTCAAGCGTCCTGTAATCCACTTCCGGCAGGTCAAAAATATCTTTTATTTCCATTGCCGCCTGCCGTTCCTCTTTACTGGCCTTGCCTGTTTTGACACGCTTGCGCAATCCTATCAATTGGCTGAATGTCGTCTCTGAACCCAGGTCCATGAAGAGCGCCATAAACTTCCACCAGTGCATTTCAACTGAATCCAAGTCAACGTTGTGTGTTTGTTTGAAGGCGGCCATTATGTAGGGCGCATCTTTCTCAAACGAATACAGGCGCAAATTACTATCACTTTCGCTGTCATCTCCGCCGTTCAAGAAGCGGACACCCTTCTCCATCGCCTCGGCCATGTTATCCGGATGCTCTTTATATAGGTTGTCAATCATTACCGATTGCTTCTCCGCGCCCGCCAGCTCGGGATCCTCAAACGCCAGGATGATGCGCAGGCATGAGCGAAAGTCTGAATTAATCTCATACTCGCGCCCGTCAATCTCTATCGCTTCCGGCAGATGCTCTACAAGGATGTTCATTTCATAACGCGCTTTTTATCCGTAACAGTATTGGAATACTTTTTTACCTTCTCGGTTCGCTCGCTCCAGATATACGGTGTAACGCCTTCCAGGAATTGGCTGATCGCTTCAAGGCTCAGGGAATCACCAAACGCTTTCTGGCTTGTGCCCTCGCCAAAAAGCCAGTCAATCTTTTCACGCATGAAGCCGCATACTTCCCGCAGGAAGCTGATACCCTCATCAAGGTTCAGCTCGCCGCCTTTTTCAGCCGCCAGTTTATTAGCTTCATCAAGCGTCCTTGACTTTTCGTCAAACTCAATCTGTTTCTGTTCAAATTCCCTGTAAAGTTGGTAGAACTTTTCAATGAACAGTACATCGGTCGGGTCGAATTCAATCACCCGTTCAGGATCGTCATTGATGGTCAGCCGTTTAATAGTCGCATCGGTTCGGATAGTGTCCATAGTCCGCCTTTCTATAAAGCCCCACCCCAAGCGTGGGGCTTATTGTTAACTGCCGCTGTTTTCTTCAGTGAAGATACCAGACTCAGGATCAAATTCTCCAACAACAGGATCGCCCAGGAAATTGATGGTGAAGTTGATTTTATTAGTCTCCCCACCAGCCCCGCCGAATGAATCAACCTGAACGCTTACCTCTTGCTGTTCAGCGGGATAACCAGCCAAGCCTTCGACCTCGTACACCCACACATTGATGATGTCGGTTTTGGCGTCATCCAGAACCGCGCGACCCCTGCGTAATCCGTCAACGAAGTCAAAGACATCATCACCGGCCACACAAGATGCCTCAATCGGCATGGTCGGGCGGTAGGATTCGATTTCCGTTACGCCGCTGTCCTGGTGGATGTAGGTTTCCTCAGTGGTCTGCGGGTTATACTGAATTTCCGCGCTGGTTACGCCCTCGCCAAGCAGGGCATAATCCGCTTCCTGTTCACTTGGCGCAACGTTCAAAAATGTCTTGAATAGGCTGCGCTTCACTTTTTCTGTGGTCATTTTTACCTCTTTTCTTTAGCTTCCTATCTCTTCTTGATTCTGGCGATACACCAATAAGCACTGAATTTGATAAACGCCAGTCTGTGATTCTCCCTGCTGGAATAGATAACCCCAGCCGGTCGTCTCAATACTTTCGGCGGTCTGGCCCGCGCCCAACGTTGGCAGGTTGCCGCTTTCCGTCTGTTCTTCAAGCCAATCCGCAAAGGCTTCAAAAAATCCCTGTGTCCCCAATCGTTCCAAGTCATCCGCTGTACTTTCCATTGACTGAAAAGCAAACGGATAAGAACGTAAACTGCTGCCGTTGATGTAACTCTCAATAATCCGGGCGCCAGGCAGCGGCACGATTGAATATTCAGTCGGTTTATTTCCCAGATAATCCACCCACACCGGAGCGCCCGATTTCAGGCTGGTATATGTTTTTATATAAGCCTGAACCGCTTCAATAATGGTCATTTACCACCTCCAGCGATCCCGCGTGCGCCCGCGATAATAGAATGTCCGTGTACTTCTTTCATGCGCTCAAACCAATATGGACCGCGTAGCGGTCCCGTTTGACTGGGATTTTTACGGACCATAAAATATTGGGCGCGTGCGTACGGAGCAATCCAGGCCACCAGCCCCGAGCCGATCTCGGTTCCCAAAATGCCCGATTTTATAAGTACACCCAATTTCAATGGTATGTAAGGCTCACACCTTCGCAAAACTTCTGAATCGACAAATTTCTGCGCACTGGAATACCGCTTCTGCCATTTCGGTTGAAAGTTGGTATTCCATTCCAAAACGGCTTTATTGTTGCCGTCCACATACACCTGGCCGCGCGGGGTTTCAATGGTTGGATAACTCACGATCCACCAACCTGAACGTGCTGTAAATGCGCTGATCCATAATCCATTAAGTCAACACTCCTAACCGTGATGGTCGTATAATCCGCCTTCAGGTTGGTCATGGTATAAGCCGGGCCGATCGCTTTCGTTACCGCACCCTTGACCAGCACATCGCCAACCTTCACGCTCACCGAAGCATCGGGTATATAAACTGCCGCGCTATCCGCAGCCAATAAGCCGGACTGGATCACGTTGGCGGCTTTACGGTTCTCCCAGAATACGGCGGTAATCGGCGTGCGTGTCCACACCTCCGCGCCATTCACGATTGAACGGCTGTACAGCGTGGCGGCTGTGTTAGTCTTCACCCGGTACACCTCCTAACTCGCCAGAAGCAAATCCGCGATACATCAATCCGGTATTGCCTAAATACATTTTGACAACCTGCGTGATTTTGGCTTCAATGGATAACCTGGCGGTTAATGTGGAGGCGAAAGTTACTGAATGATTACCCACCCGCTCACTTTGAACTTCACCGCCCTGCTCGTATTTTTTCAGCGTTTCGGCGGCTGCACATGCGGCGAACTTTATTTTTATCAGCGTGTCCGCATCTTCTTCATCAGCCGCGCGGTCAAATGTAACCGTGTCAATATAAGCGGATGCCTGGTTCATCAGACGCGTAAATTCCGCCTGGGTGATTTCAGTTCCGCCATAGGTGACGGTGTAGAATGTGTAATCAGCGTACGCGCTCATAATTCAACCTCTCTCAATAAACTTACGTAATCTTTCCAGCTTGCCAGGTCATAGTAGTAATCCATTTGTTTGAGCTTGTAGCCAAACCTGATCATCGCGGCATTTATGGCGTCTGTGTATGTATCAACCTCGATACTTTTCCAGTATTCAACGACCTTGTCCGTCCAACCCAGCGCACCCCAGGCACTGTATAATCCAGCGGGTAATTTCTGCTTATTGACAATGCCATTTTCAGTTACCACGCCGAACCGCTCCGGCATTCCGGTTTCAAATACGCCCAGCGAAAAATCACCATCCATAAAATCAGCGAATGTGTCCTCTGGTATGTAGGTATCCGGCATAGCGAATAAATATTTATCGGCTTCGTACTGAAAACTAACAGCCATTGAATCCCACATGTTCTCACTGGTTTTGATAAAATAGTCTACCGAGCCGCCCAGGTGATTGACGTGCATTTGTGCTTTTTCTTTGGAGGTCATAAACATGATCCGGTCTGCACCGCCGTCTCTCAAAGCTTTGATGGTTCTATCAAGCAGCGTCTGTCCGTTTCCAATCGGCAGCATCTCTTTTGGGTAGCGATTCCAGCGCTCCGCTTTACCACCCGCTAAACAGATCCCAACACACTTAACCATTACTTACCTTTTCAGCAAAACGCTTGCGATTCATCTCCATGTTGGCTTGATAATCCGCGCCCCATTTCTTGCGCCTGTGCTGGAACTCCGGTTCATCTGCAATATGTCTGAACGGCAGGTTGATTGCCTCGATCTCATAACTAAGTTTTTGCGCGGTCCAGCAAAACTCAATGTCATCCACGCCAGCCGCGATATAGCTCTCATCAAACCCACCAACCGCGTCATAAATATCTTTGTGCATAAGCAGTAGCCAGGCATACAAATAGTCGATTTTTTCACCCACCCAACGCTTCGGTTTGTGGCGTATTTCTGGACCATAGAGCGTTTTAGGGTTTAGCTTATTAATAATGCGCGCGAACTTGCCTTCGCATACCACGTCATCATTCAGCAGCATCAGCCATTCACCGCCCGCTTGCCTTGCACCCGCGTTAAGCATGTGTGACCACGACCGTTTTTCATCAAATCGGATAACCGCGCAATGATCCGCGCGAAATGGAACGGCAGAGGCATTATCAACCGCGATTATTTCTGCACCAGGCTCTTGAGCGCGTATCGCTTCAACCAACGGTGTTGCGTAATCGCCATAATCGGTAAATGCCGTGATCACAATGCTGATCATTTTTGCCCGCTCCATACGCGCTCGTGCAGTCCCAATTTTTCAAGTTTCTTACTTGCAGTGTCATTCACAAACGTGATCACACCCGGCCAGTTCCTATGGTAATCATGGAAGGCAATCACGCCGCCATTTTTGACATGCGGATACCAGCTCTCAAAATCACCGCTCACGCCCTTATAGCTATGGTTGCCGTCAATGAACAGCAGGTCTATTTTTGTGTTCCACGCGCGGGCAAACATTTCTGATTCTCCACGCAGTGCAATGACGTTATCCCTCAACCCTAATTCAGTCAGAAACTGGTCGAACGCTTCCATGTCCTCATCGGTGGATACAAACCGTTCCTGTCCGGGGTTGTCCCAAACATCTATGCAGTAGATCAATGCGTTGCGGTTGGCAGCTGCCATATACGCCGCTGACCTGCCGCGATGTGATCCAATCTCTACAATCACGCCGTTGTGCGGAACCTGCGCGGCCAGATATGCCAGACGCTGACCGTCAATCTCATACACGCCGATTGATTTCGTGGTCTGTGTTATGACTTTATGCAGTTTTGTTTTCAATAATCCGGTCATTTCAGAAAGCCCTTTATCAGTTTTACGAACCGGTTTTCCTGCAGCGGTTCGCCGATAAACCTTTTTTTCCAATCTTCAACCGCCTGACCGCCATCAATCGCTTTAATTAGCATTTTCTTTATGTCTTTTGAAGTTCGGCAATCCTCTATGTTGTGCGGATAAGCAAGATAATCCCTGTACTTATCCCAATTGCGCGCCCATAGCAGCTTTCCCGTTTTTCGCGGACTGTTGTGGGGCAGCACGCCCTCACCAACCATAACCAGCGGGTGGCCCAACGCAACTGCCATATGAGCATAAGTAAATGCAGCAATTACCACGTGCGCCCGGTCCATATCTGACACTGAACCATCAAAGTTCCCCGCGATGTATTCCACGCGCTCGTCTTTCCATAACCCGTTTATTTCAAGCGACTGATTATGCCGTACAGTGAGAGATATTTCATCCATCAGACCCAAGAGGAGCTGATAAGTTTTTGTGTTCAGTTCCCTGTCGATCTCCGGCAGATAACCTTTCCCTACCGGATGAAGCGGGGCAAACAGCACACGGATTTTGTCCTGCGGCTCTTTTTGTCTGAACGGATGTATTTCTGTATATGGCCATCCAGTTACTTCAATTTGATGCGGGTAATTGATTCGCGTCAGTATTTCCTTGTGCCCTCTGGCTATCGTGAAAAGCGCCTTGATGTTCGGGTAGAAGTCGTCGGTCAGGTCAAATGGTATGTTTGGGCGTACGCTGTGGGGATAAACGAATATCGGGATCCCCGCCTCGTCTGCTTCCACCACTTCCCTGCGCCAGTGGTAATCGTTTCCAGAAAACAGCCCCACCCACTCATGATCAATGAGCAGAAATTCTGCTCGATATGTTCTCGCATGAGGCCTGAAACCCGCCGGGCGCAGCGCATCAATGTAGGGTTTTGCTTTGTGTTGATGTTCGCGAATGCAGTAGCGCATTTTATAAGGGGGCGGTTTTTACGCCGCCCCGTTGTTAATGTTCATTTAGCTGGATGCAGCAACTGCATGTGCATAAATACCATCGGCCTTGTTGTCGTACACAAAGGCATCATGGTACAAGCGGTACTGCACCTTGAAGGTGTCCATTTCCTGGTTCTCGTCTGGCGAGAAGATTTTCAGGTTCGCGTGTTTGGCAACCTGGAGAACGGCGGTCGGGTGAATGATCATAAAGTTGATGTTCTCGCCGGTTGCGGCATAACCGCCCGCGTCCACAGCGGAGCCCGCGTTCAAAGTTACTTCGGTTGAGAAACGCCCCTGGGGGACCATGATCACGGGCATACCGTCAAAGGTACGAACCCTGCGATCGATCCCGCTGTCGCTCGCCCACTGGCGGCTCAAAGCCTGCTCAAGGTTCGCCAGCTGCGCATCCGAGATGTATAGCAGCCGTCCTTCGGGCGGCACTTCGTCAGCGTTCAGCGCGGCTTTGGCTGTATCCAGCGCGCCCACGATGGTATCTTTGGTCAGCGTGCCGGTCGTGCCGTTTCCGGCATTGTCGGCATATTCAGCGAAGCGGTAAGCGTCAACTTCCGGCACCACGCCAGTGCGCATAAACTCACCGGCCAGCGTGCCAAACGCCATGCCCAGGGTCTCTTCATCGTCCATGCGGTCGATGTTGAATTCGCGCCCGCGCTCTTTGGAGAGGGTCAGGGTTTCCCACGTGCCAACCACCTGGCCCTTTGGATAACCGCTCGCGCGGTTATAGTTACCAAGCCCGATAATTGCCGTCTTGAAAACCTTGACGACATTCGCGCCCGCAAACTCAATGGGTTTCGTTGGCGCATCCATGCGCGAAGTCAACGAAGCCAGTTTGTAAATTTCGTCCAGAATCGGTAAATATTTCTGGGCTAAAGTAATACTCTGTGCCATGTTATTTGTCCTTTACTCTGTATCTACCGGCAATCCAGCCGCCTGCCTTGCAGCTATAAACGCCGCATCGCTCAGTAGTGTTTTTGATTTCCCGCCGGTAACCACTTTCGGCTCCGGCTGCTCAGATTCGAACAGATAATCTTGCTCAGATTTCAGATTTCCCAACTGCTCTTCAAGTCCGGCAATCGCGCCGTCATCTTGCAGCTGCAGAATATCCATGTTCAGCAATGCCTTGACCGCCTTCGGATTCTTCGCCTTTGCGGATTGAAGCGCACCGTCCAGCGCGTGATCGAATTTCAGCTTTGAGATGTTTGCCTCCGCTTCTTGCTGAATGGTTTTAGCTTTCTCTTCCCATTCACTGGCAGATAATTTAATTGCGTCAATGTCCATCTCTTTGAAGCCAGCTATCGTTTCACCGGCTTGCTTTAATTGCTCTTGTACGCCTTCCAGTTCGCTCTTTGCGGTTTCCAGGTCGGTCTTATGCTTCTCAATGCTCTTTCCGTACATGGTCATAATCTTGTCCAGTACTTCATCTTCTTCGATGCCCAACTTTTTCAAATCTTCGCGTTTCATATCTGTTCCTTTTCGCTTATGCCTACTTGTTTGTTTTACGTGTCCAAGTTCACGTGACACCCGCTATTTTTACGTTTCGCGGTTAACGAAAAACGCCACACCGCCGGATTGCTCCGAAAGTGTGGCATTAGTCCCACTTTATTGGTCGCGCCCGCATTAGCTGACGCTATGTGATTAAATTTATTATACCATTTTTTTTACTTCGCGCTCATACCACGCACAGAATTGTTTGCATAAAGAATACATCAATGACAGGAATGAGCGAAATTCTTTACTCATAAACCCGCTCCCTTTCGCTCTGCCGATAAATGCCCGTCTGCTTCACAAAATCGCGCATCCTGAATTGCCACTGTTTGACTTTAGCCAGTTCAGCCGCGTTGTCCATTCCGGCCGCTTCCAGTGCGCCAGCCTTGCGTTTCCATTCTCTGATTTTTCTCTCAATGGCTCGCTGCTGCTGTGTGGCTTCGTACCAGCTCATTTCCTTGCCGTTGTATGTTACGGTTTTATCAGCGTAGTTTTCTAATTCAGCTTCTTTGTATGCCGGTTCTGATAAGCCCTCAAAGAACGGATAGAATGAATGTCTGCAATTCCAGCCGCATAACCCCTCGCCTGTTCCGTAGCCCGTTATCTCGTAGAAGTTCGGATAATCCACGCCGGTTCGTGAAAACACTCGCCCTTGCCACATCTCGTGATTCTCGGGCACATCGCCCTGGTTACGCGCTCCAATATGCGCGGATGTTTGCACCAGGTCAGTTCCCATTTCATCAGCCCGCGCCTCTGTGAGCATCCCCGCCGTCTGATTCACACCAGTCAATACCGCCCGCCTGACTGCCACATCAAGCCGTTCATCCCGTCCAGTAAACTGGATCACACGCAAGCCCCTGTCGGCAACTTCAATCACCGCGTTTTTTATGGCTGTGTTGTAATCAAATGCGCCGGTAGTTATCTGCATATAAGCCAGATCGGCCGCGTCAATAAATGCGCTCTGTCCTGATAATGCGGTTGTGCTGACAAAGTTTTTCAGTGTCCAGTTGGTCTTTTCCAATCCAGTCATCATCACATCAAGCATAGCGGGCGATTGATTGAGTGGTATTGGCGCGAGTCCGGCTTTGGTGTAAATCGAATCGTCAAATGCCATTGCCTTCGCGCCCGCTTTTTCGAATATCCTTTTCAGCTCGCGCTCCGACTTGCCCGTAACTTCTGACAACCGCTCGATAATTTCATCGTAAAGCATGGCGGACTGGTTCAGCCTGGTTAATTGCCACGCGGCACTTGCATAATTCAGGTTAGCCAGTCTCCGCGCAATATCTTCAATGACGGATTGCTGATACCTGTCGTATATTTCAACAACAGGGATTGAGATAACGTCAAGGTAATCGAAGGTTAGCAATTACACCTCTTCAAAAAACCCACCCTGGCCAGCTCGCGCCTCTGCCACTTTTTCCCTCGCGGTCTTCTCATCCTCATGGAAATTGCGCATTCTGAACTCAACCGCACTCATAATGTTCTGCTGGACCAGTCGCAAATCTAGCTGGAATTGCGCGTCTTTATCCACGATAATCGAATCATCAAAATCATAGGTCGCGGTGTATTTTCCTTTCGGTGCAAGCTTGCTCAATGACGCCCATGTATCCATCGCAAACAGCAAATCATCCAGCGCGGTTTGTACCGCCTTTTGAACATCCACCACAGTCGCATAACTTCTCTGCTTCGATGTTTTAATTTCTGTGGCTGTCTTATCTATGGTATTAGGGTCGCTCAAAGTGCCGTAAGCCAGACCGCAGGTAAACTCAATCTTTTTCAGGATCGCATCCAGCCCGTTGATGATGTTCTGTTCTCTGATATTCGGCGTCCATTCTTTGAACAGCTCGCCTTCCGCACTTCCGGTTTCCACCGTTCTGTATAGCCGTTTATTGGGTAGAATCGGCTTTCCCTGCGTGTCTTTGCCAAATGCCAGCACATCAATAAAGATGGCGGCTTTACTTGCCTCAAATTCCCACAGCAGATTCGACCATTGAATATCGGCCTCTTTGATCAGATCCACCGCCCGCGCATAGCATGACACACCCAACGGTGAAGCAGGATCGATGTTATTAGCCATCGGGTATCTGAAATAAGAAAATAGCGGTTTATAAATGCCGGTAATGGTTGCTTCCGGTTCAAGCCCATCCCACTCGTCAATGATGGCCAAATTCACCTGGTTGCCCAGCGTGTCTTTGGTATTGCTCTTGTATGCCGAGTTCTTTACGATATAGCCCGCGTCCGTCATTTCGTGTGATTCCAGGCGCGTGTAATAACCGTCTCCCTTCCTGCGCTGATCCACAAACACGCAGGCGGTTATATTTCCGTTGCTGTCAAAATTCACCGGAAAGAACTGATCAGCCTGCACAAAATCAACGTTCAATTCCTTGCCGTCTACGTAAGGCTTGAATACCAGCCCGCCTTTGGCCGCCCCGAATTCAATCGTATCGCGCAGTTTATCCAGCACCTTCTCAAACTGGACTTTCAAATATTCAGCGCGTTTCGAACCGTCAATATTGACTTCCAGCTCCAACGTGGCCAGCCGCGCGATTTCAGAAGCTACCGCAGCAGACAGGTTCAGCGATATCACATCATTGTTCAGCCATTCGGCGTCATTGATATACATGCGCGTCCACAATTCCAACGCCTTGACCATCGGATCGCTAATAGCAATTTCAGCGCCTATGGCTTGATTAATAGATTGTTTACCTATCATTTTTCTCACCCATTCCCGGATCCAGTTTATTATTTTCGAAAACACCGGAGCACCCTATCTATTCTGGCAATCAATGATGATTGACCGCTCGTCTATTCTCTCCGCATTGGTTGTAATTTTGCACGCGATAATATAGCGCGTCCCTGCCGTGCCGCCGGTTATCCATGTAAGCACCTGGCCAGAATTGATTATGCCCGTGCCAGCGGTAATCCCTGTCGGCGCGGTAATAACGGCGGATAGAATTGTCTCGCTCGCTGCCAGCCAGTCCGACCAGTCAAAAATATAATCAAGTTTGGCCGATGGGTCTTTTATATACGTGTTCATGTGATCTCCGCTTCTACTTCAAGGGTTCTATTTTCATACTCGATTTCGTTTATTCGATTATCAAACGGAATGAGCATTAATCTGTTTTCAGCCTGGATAACATAGATGCGCTGTAGATGGATTGTGTCTCTATCGGTTCCCAAACCGGCCAGAATACAATCGTCCAGCGTGGCGGCCATTTCGCCAAAGTTTACGACCGCGCCAGCAGTGGCCAATTCCACATCAGCCAGTGCCCGGGATAATCTTCCGGTTATCTCGATGATTGCGCCTGACCGCAACACCAACTCGCCCAGCTCTTGCCGTAATTCGCCGGATACCAGGATGCCACCCTCAGCCGTTATAGTCAGTGATCCGAGCGTCTTTTGGAGTTGGCCGTCAATGACCGTTACGCTGACATTACCTTCGGCGGATAATGTCAAGCCGGATAATTCCTGCGCAAGCTCGCCATTAGTGACGATCTGAATTACGGCGCCTTCTGCTGATAACGCCAGTCCATCAAGTGACCTTTGAAGGCTGCCCTCGATGGTTGTCTGTGTTACTTCACCTTCGGCAGCAGCAGAAAGAGCCGCCAGCTCATGCTCTAATTCACCATAGACAACAACATCCGCAATGCCGCCGATTGAATCAATTACAAGTGAATCGAGTGTCTTTGCCAGTTCGCCTTGCAGGGTTGTTATCAACCCACTTGCTGACAGTTCAATATCAGATAATGTTTTTTCTAATTGGCCTTCAAGTGTGGATATCTCACCCACACCACCCAGCACCACATCGGCCAGCGTCTTTTGTAAAATACCCTCTAATGCGCTGACGCTTCCTACGCCGGAAAGCGCGAGGGAATCCAGTGTTTTGGCAAGCTCGCCATGTAAAGTCGTAATGCTGCCTTCGCCGGATAACTCCAGCGCAGATAATGTTTGCTCTAATACACCCTCTAATTCTGTAACAGTGCCGGCCCCATCCAGAGACAATGAGGCAAGAACTTGAGATAACTCGCCTTCCACTAAAGCGGTGATCTCTCCTTCACTGGATAAAACAAGTGCACCCAGATCCTTCTCTAATTCACCCAGTATCGGAGTAACAACAGTTCCTGTGCTGTCCAGAACAAGAGAAGCAAGTGTCTTTTCTACTGTACCTTCAATTTCTCCTGCTGGTGGGGGAGCAATCAGCAGGGTGCTGTCATACTCTAAGACTCCCCTCTCTCTGCCATCCCCGATCTGTGCAGTTCCTCGCATGTCCGTTGTTGTGGGACTAGAAACAGATAATCCCACTACGGTAGAATAAGAGGCTAAATCAAATGGTGATACAACTCTAGGGTGTTTTTCGAGTGAGCTGTCATACTCCAAAGCTCCGCGTTCTCTGCCGTCCCCAATCTGACCTGTGCCACGCATGTCCGCGGCTGTGGGGCTGGATACACTCAACCCTACAACCGTAGAATAAGAAGCCAGGTCAAAGGGAGTCAGCAGCTTAGCCATTCACCATCTCAAAGAACCATCTAGAATCAAACAGAACTGGACGAGTGTTATTGTTCCCTTGATCTGAGGCAAGATAAGGAGCAAAGTTGTTTGAGTATAGAACACAGTTCCCGTATCGGAGAGTGTTGCCTGTGGTGCCATATAGCGAGTAATTGCTGCATCCCAAGATCAAGCTGTTATAAACATCTAGATATTGTCCAGCTGGTGGCGCCGAAGTTATGTACACCCCGAACCTGCTCCCGATGATAGTGCAGTTTCTGACTACTACACCCCCAACTCTAGCAGCACTGATGCCGTAAGCAATGGAGATGAAGATGCAATTCTCTACTACATTTCCACAATCGCTCAGACCCGTGTCATGAAAGAATCTAACCCCTGAGTTCGTGGTCGCATTATTGATCAGGAAGTAGCAATTGCGAACTGCACAATTGACAGACTCATCCCTGAAGAAGACCATCGTGCTGCCGTTCTCCCCGAAGTAACAGCCATCATAAATGATATTTGATGCAGCTGTGACAGCAGTCACAAGGTAGATTGATGTCAGGTCGAACTTGAAATTCTTGAAAGTTCGGTAATTCTTATTATTGATGCTGATGCAGTAATCCCTAGCACTGCTGGTGTCATTATCACTCCCAGTAATCCTGACTTCTCCACCAACCCCGTCCGTATGCGAGCCGTCATAGTCCCCGATGTAGGTGATGGGCCCGTCCCCCACACTCCCGGAGACATCTACTGTGAGCATCTCACGATAGATGCCTGGGCCCACGTACACCACATCCCCCGCTGCCACTGGTGTGTCTTCCACACCGTTCAGCGTCAGCTTTCTATTAGCCCACGACAAGCCATCGTTGGCATCATTACCACCAATTCCCACATACCTGGTTGTCATAGCTTCCGCTTTCTATTTAGGGGCATATTTCAGCCCCACATTTTACGCATTACCGTCTGTCAGTTCAAATTTACTGATAGTGAAAGTCTGTCCTGCCACCAATACATTCGTGCCAGTGATTTTCAGGTCGCCGGCGCCCAGATCGTCTGATGCGGTTCCCTGAATGTGGCAGTTCTCTACCGCCGAATCCCACACACGGAAGAAGTCAGCTGTACCGCTGCCATCCGCGCTTGCGTCTGACCACGTTCCCAACAGGTCCACCACGCCCAAAGCTGGGTCATCCATGAAGTTGGCAGGCAGGGTCAGGGTTGCCAGAACGGTATCCTCAACCGCCATTGACGCTGCACAGTTCACCGGAGCTGCATCATCCAGTTCATAGATAATCAGCTTTGGGCTTGCTCCAATAGCGGTTTCAATTGCCTGGAGCCTACCATTCCTTACACCTACACTTAGTTGTATTGCCATTATTTACCTCTTTTCTTTACTGCCCTCTCCGTCTCCAGATCAGGTTAGTTGCATATCTCACGGCATCTATGCCGTGATTATTAACATCCGGATATTCCGAGATGTACTCACCGTCTTTTGTCTGCTCATATTCGTAATTCAGAAATTCCTCTGCTGCATGAGGACAGCGCGTGTTATCAATAACGATTGATTTAAGCGATTGCAGCCATTTGATTGAATATCGGACGCTATCCGGCCCCTTCTCGGCTCCTCTGGCTGCTGCGCCGTATTCGCGCAGGTCGGCGATAGACTTTGGTTCTGCCGAATCGCATATCAGCGTATCGCTCGGCTGTAATCCGGCAGCAACCATCAGATCATACAATCGCCGGTTGCTCGCCTTCCATGCCCGCACCTCGCCATAGATATACAGCGTCAAGCGTGCCGCGTCATAATGACATCTGGCATAATGCGCCGGGTCCGGGTAGTAGCCAAAATCCAACCCGTGCAGAACGCGGTCAAATTGCTTTATTTCTTCATCGGTTATTCTCCTCAATTCCACATTCTCAAACACCAACCCGCCAATACCGATCGATTCACCCATGTACTCGTGCTGGTAGGCGTCCGGATTAATTTCTTTCAGAAACTCAGCTTCATCCAGGAAGGCCTTGCCCAACCATTCCGGCGGCACTTCCAGATAGTTGGAGCGATGAACCAGCCGGTTCTCGTTGGGGATTTCCATATCCTTGATCGCCCAGTTGTTACGCGATCTTGGCGGGTTGATAACCTTAATCTGAACGGCATGATCACCACCGCGAATCGCTGACTGCACAATGGAGCGCACGGCGGCGGTTCCCCTAAACTGGTCTAATTCCTCAAACAGCAGAATCCCGATATAGCCGAATGGCGGTTTGATTGACTTGATTTTTAGGGGATCATCACCACCCCTGAAATAAATCTTCTGGCCCGTTGGCTTATAAACAATTTCCAGCGGATTAGTTGTGCATTTGAATTTCCCCTCCAGGTCGAAATAATCCCTGAGATAGTCAATCGCCCAAACCAGCTGATTGTAAATAGAATCGCGCAGCGTATCCTTGACCTGGCGCAATGCCAGCCCGTGCACCTGTGGATTATTGAGTAACTGCTCAATAGCGATCAGGCTCCCAAAAGATGATTTTGCAGAGCCACGTCCGCCAGAAAGAATATACTCACGATGCTTACCAGCCCAAATATCCCGGTAAACATCAAGGAAGTTGGGGGAGATTGAATCGGCGGGGAGTTTATAGATTGCTTTAGCTGTACCATCACCTGGCGGTTCGTCAAATATGCCCATGTGTTTACCAAGCAGCTCTAATGCTTTCATTCTGTCGTGCAGTTCTACTTTTGTTCCATAGGCCGTTGGCGCAACCGACTTTATTAGGTTTAGCTTGCCCTGCTCCTGCGCCCGAACAAAGTTAAACGTCAACCTGCCATTCTCGTCGACATCCATAATGTCATCAATGCTTGTGCGCGCTATATAAGACATATCCGTCAATAATTCGTCGGATTTCATAACAATTTCGCTGATTCGACGCGCAATTTCGGCCTTAATTTCAGGTTTTTGTATGTTTTCACCCCCGATTGCGCCGGCAGAACGCTCAGAATAGCCCGCTTTTTTAGCGGCTTCCGTTGCGTTCCAGCATTGCAGATAGTTTTCTACAAACATTTTCTGCTTCTTAGTCAGGCCCATTTTTCACATTGATTGCGTTGCCTTTAGCTCGCTCTGGATCATGCTCGAAACGTGTTTTAGCGCGTCCAACTCCGCTTTGATTTCCGCATACCGCCCGCTCACCTGGACAAACTCATTTTTCAATTCCAATACTCGACCGGCAATCATCAAAAGCAGATCCTGCTTCTGGCCATAATCAAGCGCCACCATCTCTGCCGGTGTTACGTCCAGCGGCTTTATTGCGGCCACTCGTACACCATCAGCCCGTCCAATGCCAGTTTGCTCATCCACCAGCCCTTGATTTCCATCGCAAACGTCTCACAGTAGAATTCCCGATATTCGCAATACACCTCTGTCTTTTCCATCATGCGCTCGAAAGTCCACAGAACGGCGGAATCGTTATCTACCATCCCTTCCAATTGCACTCGCTTTCTACGCCAGCCAATCCACGCTCGCGCGGGTCTTTCCACGATCTGCGCCTTGCCTTACTCAATCGGCGCTTCATATAGCGGGATATTTTTGAACCAGCCCATAAACTCGTAAAGTTCAAAAATGGATATTTTTCGATTCTGTTTTCAATAAATCGCTGACCCATTACGCCTTCTTTGTGTACCATTCGCTAATCCAGCCCCTATCCCCGCCTGATAGTTCCACATACAGCCAGCCGTCTTTGCGTTCCAGTACTTTCGCTGGGTCTGCCATTTTCGGGCTTATTGCAGGTCTATCACCAGGATAAACTTCAGGGCGGTTGCGGAAGGACAGCCATTCACAGTTCACCACCTGCACGTATTCATCCTTTGGTGGTTCGGGCGGTTCTTCCGGCGGCTCTATCTCTCCAATTCCGCAGAAAGCATACAGATCCATCAAATCGCCATTGAACCAGTTATGGTCTATCGGCTTGTTGTTGTATGTGATCTTGTCGCTGAACTGCCAAAGCGTCCATTTATCCCACTCTTTCGGAACGGACACTTTATCCTCTGTGATGTAATGTGCCAGCCATAACGGGTATTTCTTCCAGCCGGTTAGCGTGATGTTATTCAGCATACTCGGATTAGAGTAAAGCATCGGCGTTCTGCCAAAGCGTTCCTCAATCCGACGCAGGCACTTATCTACACTTCCCGAACTTATGCCGTGCGGATTTCCGCCGTTCTCTACATCCAGGACGGGCGGCAAGTCCATCGGAACGCCGGACTTGATTACCCAGTTGTAGTAGTTATCCGCTTGTTTGACAGGATCGCATGAAATCCAGTTTTCATACGAATCCTGAATGTGCTGTCGGTAGTAGTGATATGAGCCGACCAGAAAGCCGTTGTCCTTTATCTGTGGTGCGGTATCCTTGAAATATTGCTGATACGCCAGCCCGTTTGTTGACTGGCAGATTACAGCAGCACATCCCTTATCTTTGAATAACTGCCAGTAGTTAGTGAGGTTGCCCTGCCAATAACTGATGTCGTGAACAAGTGTTTTAGCGGTCATCAATGCACCCAGATTACGCTCCCAAATCTGCCCTTTACCATGTACTGATAAAGGTCGCCTGCATCATCGGGCATCATATTGACGCAACCGTGTGATACCGGAGTGCCGAAGTCGTTGTGCCATGTCGCGCCGTGTATGGCCAGCTCACCGTGAAACCAAACAACATACGGCACATCAGGAACCCACCAGCCCGTTTTGGCATCCTCAACGCCCCACATTGGGTATTTTTCGTAAAGGTTATAAACGCGGTAAACGCCCGGACGGGTTGCGCGTGATTTCAGTCCGGGACCACCAGGACGTCCAGTTGATACCTGCCACGCCTTGATGATCTCGGAGTTGAAGTACAGGTAAAGCATCTGCTCGCTTCTATCCACCTCAACCCAATGTGTATCAGGCTGCACCAACTTTGTAACCCGCGCGTCAATCGGTACATTATGCAGCGGTATCATGTCGGGACGGGCTTGTGATACCTGGCCTTCAACACGCGGCAATCGGTTATAAACTCTCGCCATTATTCACCCTGTTATTTTTTGGGGGCCGACTGAGGAGGGGCAGCCGACCCCCGAAGGAAAAAAGGCCTTAGCCTTCCGCCCGCTCTACAATGCGCTCGCCAGTCTCATAACCCAGCGCGGCAGCAATGATGCTGTAAACAGCGGTAATGGCAATCAGCGCCAGTTGCGGGATCTCCACGTTGAATTCAGCGATAAGATTCACCGCCAACGCACCCAACGCCGACAGGACAATGTTTGCGATACGAGCCTGGTCGCCAGTGTTTACCATCCCGATTTTCTTTAGCACCTCGACAAGCAAACCTACGAGGGCTGGAAGTGCAATTCCGAATATCATGTTTACTCCTATTCTTGTTAAATAAAATCCGCCACATCACTGTGGCGGTAAACTCACATTATTCGCGGCGGGGATAAAACCGGCAGCCCAGTATTCAGTTGCTGAATTCTATTTCATTATAGCATATCTTTTATTCGTTTACTCCTCTCCACCAGCTGCTCAAGTTTCTTCTGGCTTGCGTCAAAGTCAAAATCCGCGCCGCACTCGCAAACCGCGCGGATCACTCTACAGTTGATTATACCAACGCGCAGCCAGACTTTACCATTTACCTGCTTATATGAGCCGATATACTTCCGGCAGCAGGGGCAGCAGACATCAAGATAAGCGGCTTGCGATTCAGTCATTCCACCTCTTTCATTACCTGCTTGTGTTTATCAATTGTGTTCTGATAGCCACAGGTGCATTCTGCAATATCATCGGCCTCGCGGTAACGATAACATTTTGTACTATGTTCTCTCCATCCTATACCAAACCACGAATATAGTTCTTCTGCATCCTCTTTCAGCAGGGCTATCTTCCTGCGTGCGGACTGTAACTCCTCCAAACCAGAGATAATATCTCGGTATTCTTGCTCAAAAGATAAGTGTCCACGCCCTTCTAATAATTGATATTTATTTAGGTCTATCAACTCTTTCAACCGTTCATCGCTTATCATTTCTTGTGCGCCCTTTGTTCGTCTGGATAAGTTTCTTCAATGCGCCAGATATGAACAAGGGGATACTTGAATGTCCTTTGTTTTTCTGGCTCATACACGCAAAATAAATCACCCTTCTGGTACGACTTTGCATTTTCGTGAATAATAGGGTGGTTCTGCAGGAGAGACCAAACCTTGATTGTGTTTACATATTTATCCATCGTTATCCTCCATCAGTTCGGGAAAGTGCTTTTTGACAATTGTTTTGGCAAGACAAAGCCCGTCTTTATAACCAGCGTCAGTTGTAAATAATGCCCCGCCTATCTCCTCTACCACCTCACGCAGACGGCAGAGAAGGTCGTCTTCAATCGGGCGGGTGTTCCATGTCCTTCTCGAAAATTCTATGACAATTCCAATGCGACAAGCCACATTCGGACACATTACCCAATTGTCATCTTTACTGTCTATAACTTCTGCTATTGCTCCACAAAACGGGCAGGGTTTTAGTTCACTCATTTTTTCCTCCGTATGATCTGCTCAATTATCTTTAGCGCCTCGCCACTCTGTACCATATCGCTAATAAGAGTGTTTATCATTCCACTCCCAACCAGGAATTAGTTTTCTTAGTTGCCTTGACATTTGAATATAGGTTGGTTTATCAATTATCAATAACTTTAATTCTGGAAAATATTTATTAAATCGTTTAATTTTTACCTTGCTATCCTTGTCCATATACCCCTTGATCTCATGATATTCAATAGACTCATCGTTATTAATAATTCTAAAGTCTGGCGTATAACTAATATTTCCTCTTTTGATTTTTTCAAACATAAACGTCTCCGGCTCAAACTCCCACGATTTTATTTCCTTAAGTTCCACAAGCCAATTTAGATATCTGGCATAGTTTGCCTCCCAAGAACTACGAAAATATTGGTTGTTTAAATCAACTCGTTTGCCACCATTGGCAACCGAGTGCGATGCCTCGCCCATTTCTATTGTCCTTATATTCATAAAACACCTCATTGAACAATATTTTCCCATTCCGTTTATTACATCTGGTTTATATGCATAAAACTCTTTACCGCATACCTTGCAGTTACTCAATATGTGACTTGTGAGATACCCACCTTTTTTAGCGCATATGTCAGAACAATATTTTTTTCTTCCTTTTTCAAATACAATCGCGCCGCAATAGAAGCAGGTTTTTACTTCCCTGTGCTTTTTTATAGTAATTGTTTTTGGTTTTTGCGATACCATCCGTTTTTTCGATAAGTAATCAAAATAGCACTCTTGATTACAAAATTTTCTTTTCCCTTTAGATGGTATTACATAGATTGTTTTTTTACAGTTCTCACAAACTCGTTCAATTCTTGTTTTTCTGCAATCATTTGAACAATACTTAAATTGACCCCCTGCAAGCATGGAGTTGGATGCATAGAACTCTTTTTGACAATTTGCGCATATAACTAATGTACTCGATGGGTGAGTTCCTACATTATTTTTTCCCATACATTCATACGAACAAAACATTTTTTGTTTTCTGTTTAATTCTTTTCCGCAAAACTTACATCGCCCGTCACTCAAAACGACATATCCTCATCCTGGCTGACGTTCTGCTTCTTTCCGCTCATCACCTGCAATTTATCCACCATCACGTTGCGGTAAATCTTGCCTTCTTTCTCTGTGATGTTCAGCGTGCCACGAATGAACACGCCCATGCCTTTAGCCAGCCAGTCCAGCGAACTGATGCGCTTCTCGCCCCACAATGAGCAGTTGTACCATTCCATCTCGCCTTTATAGTTGTCATGCGGTACGCTGAAGGTCATATACTGATCGCCCTTTTCGTTGTACCGTGTCTCAGGCTCTTTTGCTATGTAACCAACTATTTCAATTTCTACTGAACTCATTTTTCCTCTGCTTTCACTCTACATAATTTTCAACTTTTGCGCTACTTACTCACCACCATGTGAATTGTCCTCGGCGTTACCCCGAACCGCTGCGCCAGCCAACGCGCTTTCCGGCCGTTGGCATACGATTCTTTGATGATAGATCTGTCTATTTCGGTAAGTTTTGGTTTTACGCAGCCAGTAAATAACGGCAGTTTGTCGGGTGGCGGCTTGTTTTTCTCTTTGTTGATTGCCTTCACAATTTCATCCAGGTTGTATCCCTTGTTGTATGCCTCGATGATTTTCCAGTGTTCCCAGCAGACTTTTCTGCCACACGCGTAAAACTGTTTGACTTCCTTCCGGCCACAGACGGCGCACCTGCTGTTGTCCTTCTTGAATTCCCGGCACCGGCGGGCGTGGCATATCGCTTCATCGTCAATAAATACCCATGAGCAGTCATTTTCAAACTGGTCTGACAGCAGATAGCACCGCGCCTCGTAGCACTCACGCAACCGCATCCGCACGGATAGTTCGGTCAGGTCCTCTTTCTGTGCGTGCCGGATGGACATGCTTATCATGTCTATCCATATTTTCTGGTAGCCGGTTATCACCACCGGATCCGCGCCGATAAGTTGCCCGTTCATTTTGCCCCCCTTGCCTCAAGTGCCGTTTCGCAAATTGTTCGCGCTAAATTATCCCCATATTCTCTACGCGCCATTACCGTATCACCACTATCAAACCAAATCCTGATACGATATTTATTCGTTGGCTCGTGCGTACTTTTCACAATCTCATATCCAGCAAACTTATCCAACACCTCAAACGCCTGATTCAGGTCGGCGGTTGGATGCCAAGAGTAGTACGAGAGCGATTCCCTATTGGGCTTACTATCATCCAACCAGAAAACGGGATTGCTTGGATGTGGATTTATCCTGCCCTTGCGGGACCCCATCACTTCAACGGCCAACGCTTCGTCAAGTTCTGCATCTGTCATTTTCATTTCGCCTCCTAATCTTTATATGGACTTCTATACGCCTGTGTTCTTTCCACGCACTTGAACGCGGGAAAGCCGTCATCACGCACCAGCGTCACGTATCTGTCCGGCACGTCCTCTCTGAACTTGCTGAAATACAGTTTCACGGTTTTGTCATTGTCGCCCTCTATCAGGAACATGGCGATGTCGGTATCGTAGGCAATCTGCGCCGACCCTCTGATGCTTGATAGATTCGGCGCGTGTGATTCCATTTCCGATTTCGTCATGGAGTGGATAACCAAGCCCGACAGTCCTAAATCTTTGCAGATATTTTTCAGCGATTTGCTGATATATGCCAGACGTTCATGGTCGTCTTTGCCGTAGCGATCACTTAATAAATACAGGTAATCGACCACGAACCACTTAATGTCATGCTGCGCTTTCAGCCTGGCCAGGTCGGCCCTCATGCTCGCCGTTGTCCAACTGGTATCATCCGATAAATACAGCGGCATAGTTTGAAAACTCTCGATGGCCTTTATGATGTTCTCCCAGTCGCCGGATTCCAGATTGCCACTTCTGATATTTCGAGTTTGTACCCGCGCTTCTGTGCTGACCGAACGCCTTACTGTCTGCACCCGCCCCATCTCCATCTCGTAAACTGCGCCCGGCGCTTCGTTGGCCATTCCAACCGCCATTTGAATGGCCAGAATAGACTTACCCAGTCCGGGCTTGCCCATGAGTAAAGTCAATTCGCCCGCATGATGCCCGCCAGTCAGCATGTCATAGTCGTACAGTCCGGTTGATATGCCCCAGATGTCTGACGGATCCTCATAGCGCGATTTCACCTCGTCATACAGTTCGGATAATGCACCGCTGATATGTGCCGCGCCTCTGGCGGTTTTGGCTTCCGTAACCAGCCTGGTTAGAAAGTCCGGTATTTTCTTGTCCAAATCCTCATTCTGGTTATAGGCCGCATTAGCCATCTCAGAAGCCAGCCGGACAACTTCCCTGCGCCGCGCTTTTTCCCTCACGATTTCCGCGTAGGTTTCTACATGCAGACTGGATGGCGTGGCGTTTACCAGCTGGATCAGCGCCGGATCATTTACCTTTTCATTGACGGATAGAATGTCAATCGTGCGCCCTTCAACGGTTATCTGCTGAAACGCCTGCCATATTTTCTGATGCTCGACCAGGTAGAAGTCATCAGCCTGTAAGTCGATTTCTTTGAACAGCTCCTGACTGATCAGCACCGCACCGAGTACGGCACGCTCTGCTTCAACGCTTCTGATTGGTTCCACTCATTACCTCCTCTGGGATAAATTCTTTGCCTTTGTTTGCGCCATTCTGTCTCTCGATTTTTCCAAGATTGCCGCCGATTATCTTCTCAAGGCTTCTTGGCGAGGATATTATTAATTTATTAGCATCCGAATATTGAACGGCATTTTTTATTAAACTCTTAGCCTTTTCAACGTCAAAGTTAGTTATCCCCAATATATTTGCTATAGGATCAACCCACTCTTTGTCATGGGTATATTTATTAGTGACTTTTAGTTTTATTTCTTTCTTGAAATAATCATCAATCAGGCGATGTTTTTGTATTTGTTCTGCTTCTTCAGCCGTTTTTTGCCCTTGTATTGAATTAACTTTAATTAACTTAACTTCAGCCGGATGTTTTCCGGCAATTATCCGGCAATCTTCCGTCAATTCAGGAATGGATGATGCTGGTTCTCTATCTTTGCGTAATCCGACCTGGTGTTTATCAAAATTCGGGAATTGAATGTAAATATCGTCATCCGCTTCATAGAGAATAATCAGCCCAGCGGCCGCCCATTCCTGAATATAATCCTCGACTACTTCAGCTGTAATGTCTGGACGGCGCGGAAAGATAAGAGACTTCACAATCGCCGGATCGCCGTATGTCCTGCCCTCACAGTCAAGGTGGGGAATCAGCCAGGTAAAGCCAAGCATAGACGTTGAATCAGATAAACTGTTTACCCGCTTATCCAAACTTATCTCTTTTGATATAAACCTACCCTTTGCCATATTCCTCCTTTGTCCCTTCCAAATAAATAAACTTATGCGATTTATCCACCATCGGGATACTGTCATACCAGCCCTGCATATCCCAGCCGTTGTCTATTTTGAATGACCAAAACATATCACGCCTGAGATTGTTGGTCAGCCGTCCGTGATCCTGGTGGCATATCCAGCAGACCAGCATCAGGTTCTCACCCATATCCAGCCATTTTTTGTACTTCTTGTAATTCGTCTGACCTTTGGGCAGAATTGCGTGATGCACGTGATGAGGGTGCTGGTCGAATGTGCGCCAGCACGAACAGCACTTATTCCCTTGCTCCGCAATTAACCGGCTCAGTGTTTTAGAATTAACTGTCATTTTCAACAGCTCTTTTTTGTTGCCAATATTTTTTACTTGCTTCGCCTATCTTTTTTTTAGCCTCCTCGGAGTGGGTTCTTACCCTGCTTGCTTCGCCTATTTTCCGTTTTGTTTCGTCAGACAACCTTCTGCCTAAGCAGTATTTATTTCCCCTCGTCCGTTCTGATATTTTTTGTCTCTCCTCTTCGGTTCGTTTACATCCGAGAGGATTTTTATTGCCAATCATGGCTATTGATAATTTTTTCCTTGCCTCATCAGACAATCTCGTTCCCCTTCTTGTAATGGACATTTTCTTTTTTGTTTCTTCTGAATGGCATCGCCCAAGTGCCGCGTTAGACATTTTAAGTTTTGCTATATCTGTGTGTTTATAACCAGCCCCCCTTCTATTTCCTATTAATGTTTCTCTATGTGCCCTTGACAACACCCTGCCCTTTAGCGCGCTGGATATTCTTTGTTTTGTTCCTTCTGATATTGGCAGACCGCTTGCGGCCGGAGATATGTTATATTCTGGGCGCAAGATATCCAGACATTTTTGCTCAAAATAAATCAACAAATCATCGTCGCAATAAAATAAAATTGAATACGAAAAATTGTCCTCGCCATATTTATTCCATGCTCTTTGCAAATGTCTATTGAAATGATTGTTTTTTATTAACAATCTTTTATGTCTTTTCCACCTGTTATTTAATTCTCTCGAACTCCCTATGTAATAATTTCCATTGGACAAATTTGTTATTTTATAAATTCCAACATCCATCACACCAACTCCAACTGCTTCACACTCCCAACCCGCCCACGCTCCAACGCTCTGGCGGTGTCAAATAACTCTGTCGCCCTTGACCTGTATTCCGCGATGGTATGCCCGATATACTGACGGTTGTAGTAGTAGCCCGCCTTTTTACTGTCAGAGCATACCGGCTCGCCACGTTTCCGCAGTTCGGTTATGGATTTCCTGATTGCCCTATCAACCGGATTGTCCTGCTTGTTGTCGTAAGGTAGCCCCAACGCATCTGCAATCATCCACTTCTCACAGCGGTTATCTGGTGAGCGATACTGCTGGATAACGCTAAGGACTTCGGCGGTGATGTCAGTCATGTTTCACCAATAAAGCAGCGTTATAAGCTCCCAGCGAAATCATTATTCCTCCGGCTATTAATGGATTTGTTTCTGGCTTCATAATTCCAAAAATAGTAAGCAGCCCAGTGGTCATCCAAAATACCGACAAAAAGACGATGGTTGCTTTTGTCACTTCTCCACCTTTTCTTTCAATAAGCCGTATGTCAGCAGTTTTATATCAAGTTCCAATTTGTCTTCAATCGGTCTGGTTTGCCACTCGATTGTCTTAATGGTTGCCCAGTGCAGCGGACAATTAATATTGCTGCAACAGGAAAAATTCCCATCTTCTTTGATTCCAGATGAACCACAAAGTGGACACAACTTCAATTCACTCACCTCACTCACTTCTCCACCTCCTCGCATTCTTCAACTTTGAAACTCAAGCACCCACCGCCCTTTTTCAGAACGGTTGCCTTTTCAGCCGTGCCGTCTTTCTCATCCATGCCTATCATCTGCCTGACTTCACCGTCAGGGCACTTGATAAGCCGCACGGATAGGTTTGTTGTGTCAATCATCGTAGATATTCGAACAGCCGTTTGGTCTGCCATTCGCGTTCCGCAGCCCACGCAGCAGCCCACGCAGCAGCCCTCGCAGCATCCCTCGCAGCAGCCCTCGCAGCAGCCCTCGCAGCAGCCCTCGCAGCA